TCGCCGGTGGGTCATGGCCGGCACCATCAGACCCGCAGTCACTACGCCAGGCGGCCATCACAAATTCACTCGTGAGACCGTCGACCAGCTCGTCGCAGCATCGACTCCGAGCCAAGAGCACCCGCAGTCCGCCTGACCCCACAGTTGTCCTGCTAGGCACCGCCGGCAGGCAGTAAATAGGGCGGTCCAGTTCATTCCGCCAAGAACCACTGGACCGCCCATTCGAAAACCCAAGAGCCAGGCCCTTTGCGACGGGTCACCTGGCTCTCGAATCAGAATCGAGTCTATCAATGGACGCTTCGAGTTCACAGGCCTCCCCCGAGGCCGACCCGCCCCGCCACTTGTTCTTTGGTGCTGAGGACCGGCGCCTCGGCGGCCGGGCCGGCCTTGAGGACAAGTACCTCGTCATGGAGAAGGCCCGCCGGCACCAGCTGGCCGAACACGTCATCAACACAGCCAACCAGCTCGCCAGCTCAGTCCGCACACTCCGCGCCTTCGACCGCACCGGTAACGCGGACATGGCCCTTGACCACATCGAGCAGACCTTCGCGGACCTGAAGAAGCACACCGACAACCTGGTCAACGAAGTCACGGGCTCCGTCGATCGCTACGGCGACGAGGTAGAGAAGCTGGCCTTCGGCGACATCGCCGCCGCCAGGGAAGCCACGGACGCACAGATCCCGAAGCCGGGACCGATCGCCATCATCAAGGTCAGCAACTCGAAGGACGTTGCCGCTGTGAAGCGCAACCTCGGCATTGCGCTCGACGCCGCAGAGAAGCAGGGCAGGTTCCAGCGGTGAAGGCGCGTGTGAAGAAGTTCGCCGTGATCCAGCCCGTCGGGCACGCCCCCTACAAGGACCGGGCGAACCTGCACTACAGGGACAACCTGGAACTCACCGCGCAGCTCACGACGTATGCCCGCACCAAGTGGCCCGTCCCGCAGCAGATCAGCGTGGACCTCCACACGAAGCAGATCCTCGTGGACGGCCAGCACCGGGCAAACTTCTCCATCCACGAGCCGCGGGCATGAGCGCCCCCTCAGCGAGGGTCGGCAAGAATCGCCGCCGCGCCTTCCTCTGGCTCCCGCTCCTCATCGTCGGCGCGCTCGCATTCCTCGCGTCGGTCCCCACGTTCAACTCGGCCTACTTGCTGGGCCTGCTCTTCCTCACCGCCGGCGCTGCTGGCTTCGTACTTGAGACAGGAACCCAGAAATGACCGAACAGCCGGCAGACCCAACGACCGAACAGCAGTGGCTCGGCAACACCCGTCCCGCCGCTTACCTGCCCGGCGGCCACCGGATCCAGGCACGGCCCGCTGGAATGCTCTTCGACGGGCGCTCGCCGCTTGTGGTCAAGTTCCTCGACGTCGTGGACGACGCCTTCGACAAGGCTGACGGTGACCTCAAGGCCCGCCGGGCCACGGACGCCGGCCTGCGCCGCCTCGATCAGGACGTTGCGGCAGCCGTCGCGGCCATGCCGCGCCGAACCACGCTGGAGCAGCAGGCAGAGGTTGCCGCCAGCCACGCCGTGACGGCGCTTTCCAGCGGCGAACTGGACGAAGGCATCGCCTGGCTCCAGTCAGCCCTTGCGTTCGCCCAGAACCACCGCCACGCCACCCGCCACGAAGAGGCCGCCCAGTGAACACTCGATTTGAGCAGCTGCCGATCGAGCAGCTCGTGGTCCACCCGAAGAACGTCCGCAAGGACGTAGGGATCGTGACCGACCTCGCCAACAGCATCACCGCCCAGGGCATCATGCAGCCCCTCGTCGTCGCCCCCGCGCTGGAGTCCAAGCCGTTCGGCTGGGAAACCCCGGGCGTCGACCGCCACAAGTTCACCATCATTGCCGGGCACCGCCGGCACGCCGCCGCGCAGCTCGCGAACCTCGATGTCCTGCCCTGCGTCATCCGCGAAGACCTCACCACCGAGCCCCAGCAGCTCGAGGCGATGCTCGTCGAGAACACGCAGCGCACGGACCTGACCATCATGGAGGAAGCCCGCGGCTATCAGGCCCTCATGGAATTCCCCGGCTACACGGTGAAGACCATCGCGAAGAACGTCGGGCGCTCGCAGCGCCTGGTCAAGGAGCGCGCCAAGCTGACCACGCTCCCCGAGGGCGCGATCGCCAAGCTGGAGAACCAGCAGATGACCGTTGAAGACGCCCTAATCTTTGCGGAGTTCACGGCCCTGCCCGAGGCCACGGCTGAGCTGCTCGCGTCGCACGGCAGTTACAACTGGCCCTACACCGTCAGGCGCTGGCGCGAACACGTACAGCTCCAAGCCGTGGAGTCCGCCACTCTGGCGCACCTGAAGTCCATCGGCGCAGAGATCGTTGAGCCGGTCGACACGTACGACCAGACCAGCGAGTACGTCTCCGCCGGGCGATTCCAGGACTTCGCTGGCTGGAGCGATGAGCAACACGTGGCCGCCGGCCACAAAGCCCACCCGTCCGTCCGCACGGGCGAAGCAGTGTGGATCCTCCCGAAGGCGGACGCCCCTGTCGTCCCCGAGGCCATGCCGCGGCCGGAGACGCCGGAGGAGACCGCCGAGCGCCTGCGCCGCGAAGAACTGGACGCCGGCCTGAAGATCGCCGCACACGTCCGCCGCGAACACCTCAAGACCGCGATCATGAACCCCACGGCCAAGGTGCTGGAGTACATCCGCCAGGAACGCATCTCCAGCATCGCGGCCCAGCTCGGCGGCCCTCTGGCCGTAGAGCTGTTCAACCTGCCCGAGACCGCGGACAAGGCCCAGATCCGCGAAGCGATCAAGGACCTCACCGGAGACCAGCTCGCAGCCCTCCAGATCATCTCCAACCGCAATTTCGAAGAACGCGAAATGGAAAGGGCCACCGGCTGGGGTCCCACGGACTGGGGCAGCGATTACACATCCAAGCACCGCGGCCAGATGGTCACCCTGTTCGACTACACCCTCAGCGACATCGAACGCGAAGCCATCGAATACATCGCCGCGCGCAACGCCGCAGTGGAAGCAAAGCGCGCAGCACTGAAGGCCGCAGCCGAGACCGACGACGACGAGGACGACTTCGAAGATGCCTAGACACGCACTCACCCGCGACGAACAGAACCTGCCCGTCTGCTCCTGCGGCTTCCGCCCGGGCATCCTCGACCAGCGAGGCCTCGCGTCCGTCGCCATCGTCGGCCTGCAATGGAAAGCCAAGACCGACGTCCTAAACCACGTCGACGAAGTAGCCAAGCTCGAAGGCCCCACGGCCGAGCGCTCGCCTGAGGCTCCTTTCCGCGGCCGCCACGCGATGAAGTATCCCCGGGCCGGCGTCCGGCAGACCGAGGACGGCCGCTGGCTCCTCACGCTCTGGGACGGCGACACGATCGTGCACGTCATCGATGAGGACGACCGCACCCACGCGGACCTCTGCACGGCGTTCTCCCAGGGCTGGCTGACCATCGGCGCCTGCCGGAAGGCCGGCACCAACCTGAACGGAGTCGGCGTATGAGCCCGAGCGTCGAGGCCAGCAAGCCAGAGAAGGTGGAGCGCTGCGGCTCCTGCAACGCACCAATCAATTTGCAGACCGGCGAATGCCGCTGCTCCTAACGGAAGGCAAGGACATGGTTGAAATTAAATGGCAGGACCCGCCAGCGGCCCTGACGTTTCATGAGTCAGTCGTGGCAGCGCTGAAGAAGAACCCGGGTCGCTGGGCACTGGTCGTAGAGGACCGCAGCACCTCAAGCGCAGGCACCTGGTGGAAGAAGTTCGGGTGCGAAACGAAAGTGCACCGCAAGAACCCCGGCGAAGCGAAGCCGAAGTACGACGTATACGCCAGATGGCCAGAGCAGGTACTGCCGCTCCCCATGTCGTCAAGGGCGAAGCCGGCCAAAGATGCGGTGGCCATTGCGGTAGCCAACGGCACCGCGCTAACTCCCCCGCCACCGCCGTTGCCCCGCAAGGGTAACCCGGTGCCCGCCCCGGCCAATGACATGGGCCTCGGCAAGTTCCTGGCTGACCGCCGCTCCCGCGGCGCCGTCGATCGACCCGAGTGACTCCAGTGGAAACCGCGAAGCGAAAGGACACCAGCATGAAGCCATCAGATACCCCGCAGTGGCGCAAGCGATGGAAGATCGACAACGCGCGGGGAATCAAGCGCATCGTTGACTCCAGCCACGCTGAGGCCCACGTACGAGAGCTCGTCAGCCGTCACGGGCTCAGCCTGCGCGGCATCGCGGAAGCCGCCGGCATCAGCGCTTACATCGTGAGCGACCTGAACCGCGGCCTAAAGAAGGGACTGCTCCGCGAGAGCGAGCGGGCAATCCTCTCGGTCACGCCTGAGTCTGTACTCGCCCGCCCCAACGGAGAGGGCTTTGTCCCAAATATCGGCGGCCGCCGCCGCATCCAGGCATTGATGGCCATGGGATGGAGGCACCAAGACCTCACGCCGCTGCTCGGCATCAACACCGGAAACATCATCCACCAGCAGGGCGGATGGTTCACGAAGCGAAAGCACGACGCGATTGCCAACCTCTACGACAGGCTCTGGGACAAGCGCGGCCCGGCCACCACACTCAGCATCAACAGGGTCGTCAAGGCCGGCTACGCCCCTCCGCTCGCCTGGGACGACGCAACGATAGACGACCCGAATGCACTTCCGGACTTCGGCGCCAAGGTTGCCACGCACGGCCCCGCGGCAACTGGAACCACCCGACTGGCGGACGCCAGAGTCGAGGACGTGGAGTTCCTCCTCGATAGCGGCGCGACGTGGACGGAAGTAGTCGAGAGACTCGACACGACGTCGAAAACCCTTGAGCGGATGCTACAGCGGGCGGGCCGCTCCGACCTGACCCAGCGGGCCAAGACGATGACCGAACGACTTAGCCTCTCCCGCGCCTCCTAGGCGCCCCCGGGACCGATAGGCAACCTAACGCTGCTACCAACTCCCCCATGCGGTACGCAGCACCAGGGCCCAGTTCGAATCTGGGCGGTCCCCCGAACCACCACCACGGCAAAGGAGCCAGCCAATGCACTACTGCCCCAGCTGCCACCACTACCACGGACAAGGCAGCGGCTGGGTCAAGTGCCTGGCAATCACCCGAACCGAAACCGGTGGCGCGCAACGCTGCCCCTGCTCCGGCCACCACAACGAGGAGAAGTAAATGACACTCACAACCGACACTGTCGAAGCGCTGCGGAAGCTCCAGCAGACCATAGGCGAGGCGAACGAGGCGAAGGGCTTCCACGGCGACCGGCCCGAGCGCGCCGACTTCGTCCCGGGAGAGCGCGGCGACCGCGCGTTCGTAAACGCCGAGCGGTTCTACCAGGCGAACCTCCAGATGCTGATCGTCTCCGAAGCCGTCGAGGCGCACGACGAGATCCGCAACGGCCGCGCCGCCGACGAAACCTACTACGCCGGGCTCCCGCTGCCGAGTTCCCTCGTCGCCGAGGTCGGCGTCGCGAAGGCCAGCGAACTAATGGCCGCCGACGCTGAAGGTAAGCCCAGCAAGCCGGAAGGCGTCCCGTCCGAGATGGCCGACGGCATCATCCGAGGCTTCGACTACTTCCACCGGAACAAGATCGACGGCGCCGCAATGATCGCCGAAAAGCTGACCTACAACGCGACCCGCCCCTTCAAGCACGGGAAGAAGTTCTAGCCTTGATCCTCACCGTAAACACCCTCGACCTCCGCCAGGCGCTCATGGCCGTCATACCCCACGCTGCCGAGCCGAAGCTAAGCGCGGCGCTCGCGGTCGTCCACTTCACCGCGACGGACTCCTGCCTCTCTATGACGGCGTCGAACACCATCACCCTCGGCCACGCGATCGCGAACGTCTGGGAGGCCGAGGGCCTGACCGGCGACCCGAACGACGACGCGTTCAACCTGCCCGTCGACATCGCGAAGGAACTCCTCGCGCTCTTCAAAGCCAACGGCAAGCAGCCGGAGGACGAGATCGGCGACTCGCTGCGGATCACGGTCACTCCGAAAGCCATCACCGTCCTGGACATCTCCGGCCTCTTCCCGGGGAAAGAGTTCAAGATCCCCCGCGAGGACGAATCCGACTACCCGATCGGCTTCGGCCGGCTCCTGCTCTCCGCCGTCCTCTCCGAGCGCGTCATGCCGGAGCGCCTCGTCGCAGCGGGCCGCCTCCTCCGCCTCTTCTCATCCGCCTCCGCGGCCTACGGTGAGCCGCTGACCATCGAACCGACCGCCGATGCCCGCCGTATCCTGATCAGCTGCGGCGAGTCCTTCCTCGGCCTCCTGATGCCGATCCGCTCTGAGGACGGTTCGACCGTCGCAGGCGACCTGGACGGCTGGCGCGAGGGATGGCTGCACCGCCTCCCGGAGATCTCCGAAGCAGGCGGCGGCCGGAAACCCGCCGAAGCCCCGCCCGTGTCCGGCTCCGACTTCCTGAAGCACGGGACCGGCGTCGTCCTCGAAGCAGCAGACCTACAGAAGATGGCCGACCGAATCGCGTCCCGCCGCTCCCTGCAGGTGGTCGAGTGAATGCCACGACCACCCTCGCCGACCTGCAACGGATCAACGTCCTCTCGGAGATCGGCATCGAGCGGATCAACCAAGACTCCAAATGGGGAGAACAGAACCACCCCAACGGCACCGGCCCCCAGGTGCAGCTCCTCGATGCGCTCACCAGCTACAACAGCCTCCGCGCCGTAGCCAAAGCCCAGACCGACCTCCGCGCCTCCGCAGGGACCGTCACCTTCGCCGACATCCTCCTGGAGGAAGTCATCGAGGCGCTCGCTGAGTCCAACCCGCAGGCGCTCCGCGCCGAGCTCGTCCAGGTCGCCGCCGTCGCGGCGCAATGGATCGAAGCCATTGACCGGAAAGCAGCCGACAAGTGAGCGCCCGACTCGAAGCCGCCGCGAAAGCCATTGCAGACACCTACGGCGCGGACAACGCCACCGATAGTACCGCCCGCGCCGCACTCGCCGCCGCTGACAAGATCATGTTCAGCCCGGCCAACGTCGCGGAAATCGTCGCCACGACCGGCCTGTCCATCCAGACCGTCACCGAAGTCATCCGGACACTCGAAAGGAACCCTCGATGAACTCCCCTAAGTACGCCCCCGCCACGCCCGACCAGCTCGCCGACATCGAGGCACGCCTCGAAGCCGACCAGGCCGAATACGGCTCCTCCGACATGGTCGACCAGACCATCCGCGACCGCGCCGCACTCCTCGCCCTCGTCCGCCAACAGCAGCCCGCCCCCATCGACCTTCACAGCCTCCTCCCGGCAGTGACCGAGGAAATCCGGAACCTCACCGTCTACGCCTCACCCGGACAACTCGCTTACGCCGCCCTCCACGTCATCGCCAGCTCAGGCTTCGCCACCAGCCACGACCAGTGCCAGGCCCGCCTCGTCGCCGTGCAGGCCCTTGTCGACGAGGTCGACGAAGCGCGGAGGAAATACGGCCGTCGCGCCTCCGTCAGCGGATGCGTATCCGCCGAGCGCCTCCGCGCCGCCCTCACCGGCACGGCCCGATGAAAGCCGACGCCTCCGACGAATGGATCGTCGCCTTCGGAATCGGCGGCTACGTGTGCGCCGACTGCGGCACCCCGACCGAATCCGAACCATGCAAAGAACACCAGCCCAACGCCTACGCGGCGATGACCTGATGGGGATCACACAAACCGTGACGGACGCCGAAATACTCGCGGCGTCAATCCTGACCCGGCGCCTCCGGAAATGCATCGCCGCCGGCGATCACTCCCCCGACGACGCTGAACCCCACAAATGCCCCCGCTGCGGCCTCTAACCACCAGCACCCCTCACCGGCAACCCTGAACCACCAGGCGCTCGCCGATCCCGACCGTCCCGACGGTCTAGCAGAACGAAAGCAGGTTCCATCTCGTGCCATGGCTGAAGCAGGGCGACACGGCCGCAAATCATCCGATCGTCCTGGCGCCGGTGGAAATGGAGGAAGCCGACGACCGGATCGTGAACGAGTGCTTCGGCTTCGTCAGCCGGTGCGCCTCGCAGGCAGCCTCCTACGAACGCGACTACATCATCAGCGTAGGTACCGCCCGACAGATGGCCGGCTCACTCTCCCGCTATAACGCTCTGATCGCCGCAGCGAAATTCAGTGGCTACCTGACCGAGGTCCTCGTCGACATCGAGGGCGAGCAGCGGAAAGCCTTCAAGCTGGTCGAGGATAACGACCTCTTCCACATGATCCTGAAGGCCGAACGGGAATGGAACAACCAGAGAAAGCGCGACACCCGCGACACGGCTCTCACGGTCAAGGTACGGATCCGAGACGGCGACGCCTGCCGCTACTGCGGAAAGTCCGTCGCCTGGGGAGACAACAAGTCCGGCCGCGGCGCCACTTACGACCACACCAACCCCGGCCAAGGCGGCACCGTAGACACCTTGGTTGTCTGCTGCCGCGAGTGCAACGGACGCCGGGGCGACGACCCCGACAGCATCTGGAAAACCCTGCCCGTCCCGGCGGAGCCCCTGTACGGCCCCGCAACGGTTGCCTTCATCGAGAAGCACGGCACACCCATCCAACCCAGCTATACCCGCACACCCACCACCCCTGCGCCGGACAACGGCAAGCAGGTCAACGAGCAGCACCCCGTAGAGCAGCCCCAGACGGCCACTCCGGGAGACGACGCGGCAACGGTACTCTCCGGCCCGTCGAACGCCTCCACGGCCCACCCGGACCCACAGCAGGACACCTCAGCAGCGACGGCTCCACCGGCTGCGACCGAAGACGGATCGACTACCAAATCGAATCCTGACTCCGGACAGAGGACTCCCGGATCCAGATTCGTCGGGACGGGTAGGGACGGGACGGGTCATGCAGGTAAGAGCAGTGCAGGGGTGGAAGCCCAGCCAGCTATCAAACCCAGACCTCAGAACAAGAACCGCCGCAGACGCCCCCGCACCAGAGGACGAAACTGAACATGCGCACCAAACGACTTTCATCGCACAACCCAATGACTGAAGAACAGTTCCAGACAGCTGTCCTCGAACTGGCACAGCTCTCCGGCTATGGCGTCAGATACCACAACCCGGATAGCCGGCGTTCACAGGCAGGCTTCCCGGATCTCGTCCTGGGCAGCTCCTCCCGCCGGCGCGTGCTCTTCCGCGAGCTAAAGACTGACGCCGGCAAGCTCCGGCCCGCTCAGATCGTGTGCCTGGAGATTCTGACACTGGCCGGCCTCGATGCCGCCGTGTGGCGTCCCGAGGATCTCCGCTCCGGCCGGATCACCCGAGAATTGAGAGGCTAGGCGTGAACAGCAGCACCGAACTCGAATACAAGTACCGCGTCCCCTACGCCGGGCAGACCCTGCTCCTGCCCTTCAGCAATGCGAAGAAGTACACCGCCTACCCGGCCCTCTGCATCTTCCACGATGACGAACCGGCCCGCGCCGCGAAGAACTCACACCTCTGCGAAGCCTGCAGGGAGGGAATCCGGCGGAGCCTCGACGACATCGGTCAGCGGTGGCCCGATCTTGAGCAGGCCCTCGGTGCGAACGGCGGCGCCTCGAACTCCGAGCGCGTGTCCGGCGGCGGGGATCTCTTCCCCGCGCTGCCGATCAACCCCGCCGTGTCCGAGACTATGGGCAAGGCCCGCTCCCTGATCTGGTCCACCGTCGGCCAGCTCGTCCAGGACATGCCCGACCAGCGCCTCCCCCGCGACCACGGAACCGGCGTCCTCGCGGACTGGCTCGCCCGCTGGCACGTCGGCTACCTCGCCTCTCATCCGTCCGTCGACCACCTGGTCGCCGTATGCGTCGAGCTCGCGTCCGTCGCCGAGGACTGCCGCGCCACCGTCTACCAGGCGAACACCTTCGAGCTGGAGATGCGGGACGCGTCCTGCCACTCGACCGTGATCGGCCCCGCCGGCCTGCCGGTCCCCTGCCTCGGCGAAGTCATCGGCCGAATGAAGCCGGACGGGCAGAAGGTCGTCGAGTGCAGCGCCGACCCGCTCCACCGTGTCAGCGCCGACCAATGGTTCCAGGCTCACGCCCGCCGCGAAAGCTACCGGAAGCGCGACGCCGCCCGCCTCGCCCGAAAGTACGCCCCAAAAACGAAAGTAAACAGCAAATGACGGTCCCGGAGGAGTTCGCTATGGACTGCCCCGGCTGCGGCCTAACCATCGCCACGCCGACGGTCATCGCCCAAGAGCCGGCCGTCTTTGATCCAGCGATGGACGCCTTCCGCGTCCGCGTCCTCATAGGCCCCAACGACGTCGAATACCAGACGCACGTCATCGCATGCGAAGGGAGGACCCCGTGAGCTTCGACCGCCGCATCTACCGAGTACAGGGCGAACGGCCCGACGGCTCAACCCACACCCGCGACTACCTCAGCCTGCAGAAGGCCGATGCCGCCGCGTCCGCACTGATGAAACCCCGGACCGTCGACCACGGCGGAGCACAGATAACGCTCCCGCCGCTGACGAACGTCCGGCTCACGAGGTCAGCGCCTATCCGCTGGCTCTACGTCGAACAGGAACCGAGGAAACCATGAGCGACCCGAGCATCATCCCGGACCCGGACTGCCGGGACGGCAAGCACGCGAGCTGCAACGGCTCCGGCCTGGATCTCGTCACCGACCAGGCAGTCGACTGCCCCTGCTCCTGCCACGAAGCGGCGACGAAGTGGAAAGCGGGCGACCGCGTCGCGATGCACGAGGTAGCGCTCGGCTGGGTCGTGATGGAGGCCGACGCCGCCCGAAGGGTGGGAGTGGACGAGTCGACGCCCGGCTGGTCGTTCGCCGTCGTAGTCGATGACTCCGACACGCCGACACGCCCGTCCGTCGAGCATCCCGAGGATGCTTGACTATCCCGCTATATTGTCTGTTGTGCTGGTGTTCCGCACCCAGACGAAGACAGAGCCTCGCCGGTTATCCGACGGGGCTCTCGTCTTGTGCTGATGAGTGCAGGATCCGACGTCGTCTAGCCAGGTGGTGAACCCGATGTGAGCAAGCATGTATGCCGCATCCACGGATGCCCACGCATCAGCGATGCCAGCCTCTGCCCTGACCACCGAGCCGAGCATGAGCGGCGCCGCGGTACACCGAAGCAGCGCAACTACGGCGCTGACCATCAGGCCGAACGCGAACGAATCAAGCGCGCCGGCATCGAGAACTTCAACTGCGCTCGATGCGGCGGTCGCTTCCACCCGCGCGAGACCTTCCACCTCGGCCACACCGACGACCGGCTCGCCTGGTCAGGGCCGGAGCATCCGCGATGCAACCTGGAGGCGGCGGGCCGAGCAGCTCACGGACGCTAGTCGAGGTCAGGATCGAAGCACCTCGAAACGCCCCGGAGGGTGGGGGGGACCCCCTGCCGGGGCCGGCCCCAAGTACCGCCGGGGAGGGCTCTGGGAAGTGCGGCAGGTTCATATGATTTTCCGGCCGCTGTGCCGGGTTCAAAGCGAGGGGCGGTCAGGTTCAGACGACTGGACTCTGGGCAACTCACCGAATCTCATAACTAAATAGCCTGCCGGAACATGAGCCGGCGGGAGGCCCGGACTTCCACACGGGCCAGGAAGCGCCAAGATGGCGGCGGGTGACGCCGCGGCAATGCTGCCCGTTCGAGCCGGGCCGCTTCCACTGACGGGGACCGACACCGGCCAAGCACCTATCCGGAACTGCGGTTGATCCAGTACCCGTCCACTTTTCAGGCCGAAGCGCGATGCTCCGGCCTTTTTGCTGCGCGACGCAGCGAGAAATGAGGGAACATGCCCCGCGGAGGAGCACGAGTCAATTCCGGCCCGCCGCCGGACGCCAAGGCCTTGCGCCGTGACAGGCCGGCTGACAAGGACAGCTGGGTAAACCTGCCGTCCGAGGGCCGCAAGGGCAACGCGCCAGCTTGGCCACTGTCGAAGTGGCGTGACCTGGACAAGGCCAAGCCGGCCGAGGAACGGAACGACTCTGCCGCCCGCGCGCTCGATGCTCGCGAGCTCATGATCTGGCGGCAGATCTGGAAGACACCGCAGGCGGCCCAGTGGGAGAAGCTGGGCTGGAAGCATGACGTCGCGCTCTACGTCCGGATGATGGTTGGTGCGGAGCAGGGCAACATGCGCGCTGCCAGCGAGGCCCGGCAGTGGTCGGACCGGCTGGGCCTGACGCAGATGGCGATGCTCCGGAACCGCTGGCGCATCGTGGAGGACGAGGTCGGCGTGAAGCGCTCAGCTGCAGCCGCGGCGCCGGCACGGCCGTCGTCCAGAGACAGGCTGCACGTGGTGCGCAGTGGCACCGGCCACTGATGAATACGTGGTCTCGTTCCCCACGATGGGGTTCATGGTCGCTGATTGGATCGAGTGGCACTGCATAGTCCCGAAGGGCTTCAAGAAGGGGTTGCCCTTCACGATGTCCGACTGGCAGTTGTGGTGCACGGTGAACCATTACCGCGTCAAGGCTGATGCGCTGTGGGTTCCGGATGATCCGGTTCTCGCGCCGGCGTTCCACAACCGGCGCTCTCAGGTCGTCGCGCCACAGAAGACCGGCAAGGGGCCGTGGTCGGCGGGCATGATGCTGAATGAGGCCGCGGGCCCGTCGGTGTTTCGGGGCTGGGCCAAGGGCGGCGAACTCTACGAGTGCTCGGACTACGACTGCTTCTGCGGGTTCACTTACGAGTACCTGCCCGGCGAGCCGATGGGCATGCCGCGGCCGGACCCGGAGATCCAGCTGTTGGCCGCGTCCGAGGACCAGGTGCGGAACGTCTACGGGCCGCTGCAGGCCATGGTCAAGGGCGGCCCGCTCGCGGCGATCATGCGCGTGGGCGAGGAGTTCACGCGCGTCCACATGGACGGCCGCATCGACGCGATCACGTCCTCGGCGCTGTCTCGCCTGGGCAACCCGATCACGGCCGCGAACATGGACGAGACGGGCACGTATACCGAGGTCAACAAGCTCAAAGGTGTTGCACGGACGATGCGTCGAGGCCTTGCGGGCATGGGTGGCCGGGCGATCGAGACGACGAACGCCTGGGACCCGGGCGCAAACTCGACCGCTCAGGAAACGTTCGACTCCAGGGCGTTGGACATCTTCAGGTTCTACCGGCAGCCGCCGACGAACCTGAAGTTCGCCAACAAGGCTGACCGCCGCAAGATCCTGCGGTATGTCTATGCGGGTTCGACGTGGGTGAACCTTGACGGCATTGAGGCTGAAGCGCTGGAAATGATGGAGAAAGACCCGGCGGAGGCCGAGCGATTCTTCGGGAACATCTTGGTGCAGGGTAAGGGCGCGTGGATGCCGCAGGATCTGTGGGCGAAGACGGAGCAGGTGGCTAAGTGAGGATCTGCCTCGGCTTCGATGGGTCGGACAAGGACGACTTCACGTGCCTGCGGGCCGAGACCGTGGGCGGGTGGCAGTTCACCCCGACGTACGGGCCCGACAAGCGGCCGACCATTTGGGACCCGGCAGAGTACGGCGGCCGGATCCCCCGCCTCGAGGTACATGCCGCCATCGAAGAGGTCTTCGAGACCCACACGGTGGAGCGCATGTACTACGACCCTCCACTGTGGAAGACGGAGGGCGAGCTTTGGCAGCAGACGTACGGCGACGAAATCGTCATCCCCTGGGAGACGTACCGGGTGAAGCCAATGCACGCGGCGCTGGAGCGCTTCGTGATGGACCTGCAGACGAAGGCCCTCACGCACGATAACTGCAAGATCACGGCCCAGCACATTGCCAACGCCCGGATGTTCGCACGGTCTGGACAGACGTACATCATCCTCAAACCGTCCCAGACGCAGAAGATTGACGCCGCGGTGACCTCGGTCATCACACATGAAGCAGCCTGCGACGCCCGCGCCGACGGCTGGTCTGATTCGTTCCGCCAGCCCAAGGGCATTTCGACCGCCGTTTACGGCTTCAACTAAAGAGAGTGGGTGCCCGGTGCCGGATCCTATTCGCGAATACCTGGACCGTGGTCTCTACGCTCTGAAGGAGCAGGAGAAGGGCTGGGACCGGCGCGAGAACTACTTCAAGGGCGACCAGGACCTGCCTTACGCGCCCGAAGGGGTCAACGAGGAGTACGAATCGCTGCAGCGGATGGCGATCGCCAACCTGCTGGAGATCGCCATGAACGGCCCGATCCAGCGGCTGCAGGCTGACGGCTTCCGTACCGGGCGGGACGACAAGGCCGACCAGGCGGCTTGGACCGAGATCTGGCAGCCGAACAAGCTCGATTCCCGACAGGGCATCGTCTATCGGCAGATGTTCGTTCACGGCCGCGGCGTCATGTCCGTCTCGCGCAACGCGGCCAATCCGAAGAGCCCGAAGATTCGGCCGGAGAGCAGCCGGCGGGTTTGGATCGAGCCGAACCCGGAGGACCCGTTCGAGCCCTTGTTCACGGTGAAGAAGTTCACGGTGACGAACCGGGCCCCGTCGCAGTTGATCCTCCCGGACTCGGTGTATTCGAAGACGCAAGTTGCCTACGTCTACACCGAGAACGAGTGGTACAAGTTCGAGGCCGCCGGCAACACGAACGACTGGCAGCCGGCCGGCTCCGGGCAGCACAACATGGGCAGTAACC